TATGCTTGTGTTAAGTGTGGAAGTTCGGTTCATAAGCCGAAAGTCGAGATGGCCGAGAAGAAATTCGTCCATGGGCTTCACGGCTGGACCTGTCCAACCTGTGGTCCGACGAAGGTAAAGAGGACACTCCGTTCCAAAGAATCTGAGTAGCACCTGGAGAGATCCCGATGCCGGTTTATGAGTTTTTGTGTCCAGTTTGTACGAAGAAGTTTGAGCTGATGATTTCGTTTGAGCAAAGCGAACGATCCAAGCAGCCCTGTCCCAATTGCGGGCGTGTTCGCAGAGTTGAAAAAGTTCTGTCTCGTCCCGGGTCTCCGATCTTAGTCGGCAGTGGTTTCCACGCGAACGACTATTCGGCCCCCACAAAGTAACTACCCCGTTCGCTGTTTGCGAACAACGAAGGGCGAATTCCTCCATTCGCCCTTTTTCTTTTGTTATATCATTCCTCGACGATTTGAAGATTTTTAGTTGGAGTATATTTTATGACCCTCCAAGGTTTTAAGAAAATGGTTCGTGAAATTCACAGCGAGCCTAACGGTGGAACTCTATCGTGGGGTCGCTGTGCCTCGACAGGAACGTTGATTGCAATTTTGATATATGTCGGGCACATTGTGTTTCATTCGCACGCGCTTCCTGATTTGGCGGGTGCCAGCGCCTTTGCAATCTCTCCGTACGCGGCAAACCGGGTTGCAACGGCTGTGCAGTCGTTCAGCAGCAATCCAGTAACGCCGTCGATCGATCCTACAAAGGTGTAATCATGTCATTTGAAAGCAAAGCACAAAACGCCTGGGCTCACACCAAGAAAGGAACCGAAGCACTCGGCGGTCCAGAGAAAGTAAAAGAGTGGGAACAAGCAACAGATTATTCAAGTCTCCCGAAGCGTAAAAAGCATCCGAAGACCAAGGCGCCAGCGGCGCCCGTACAACGAATGAGACACACGGCAACGCCGCGGTGAGGAAACGATCATGCCACAAAATACAGCAAAAGATGACGGCGGAGTAAGTAAGAAAGTTGCGGATGCCAAGAAAGCTTTGGATACTGCATGGAATTCTAAAGTGTCAGGCAGACGGCCGCCTGTTCCAGCAGCTCCCGGCGTTGCAGCGCCGAAGGAAGATTCTAAGCCTGCGGGAAGCAAAGGTCTGCTCGGTCCCGAAGGTGTTGATCTTGAAGGATCCGTGCATGGTGTTGAAGAGCGTAACAGGCAAATGGAAGGAGTCAAGGACTTGCTGGCTCCACAGAAAATGCACGATGGCGGAAAAGTCAAGGAAAGTGGAGTGAAGGATTTAGAGAAGGGCGAAACCGTTCTTCCAAAAGACAAAAACAAAGCGGAGAAACTAGCCATGGAACATCTAGGAAAGAAAGCCAAGGGCGTTATGTCCGCGGCAGTTGAAGAAGAGGAAGCGGAGCCCAAGGAAGAAGAGAAGCACGAAACCAAGAAAGAAGAGAAGGCCGAGGGCAAGCACAAGGGCGAAAAGAAACCGGCCGGCAAAAAGCATGTTGGATTCCACGGATACACCCACAAGGGTGGTCACGCGCTTCATCATGTGTTTGATGATGGTTCGAGCGAGACGCATAACTTCGCGCTCGGCGATCACGCAGCCCTAGGCAAGAACATTACGGATATGCTCGGTTCACAAGGCGAAGAGCCAGCCGAGGGTGGAGCAGGTGGTGGTCAGGGTGGAGCATCCCCGGAACCGGCCGCGCTGTAACAGAAGCTGAAGAACTGTGAATGACTCGGATTGAGTCTTTCGGAGTCACGAAAATGAGACAAGTAATAAACCATTTTGCTTCAGGACCGCTGTGTAAATGTGGTTGTGGAGAAAGAACCTCGAGAGGGGGGAAGAGGACAAGAGGTACATCACCCGCCTGGGCACCATATAGGAAATACGTTTCAGGCCACCGGCCCCCTCCGCGAGAGAAGCTACCAGATGAGTTAGGAGCAAAACACAAGTTTTTAATTCAGTGCCGATGGAATGCGAAGAAGCGTGGTATTGAGTTTTCTTTATCTGACGAAGAAGCAATAAAGTTGATTTCATTGAATTGTCATTACTGTGGTCAAGAGCCATCTCCGTGTGTTTATACCTACAGCAAAGAAAAAGTCGCAAAGCATTTTAATCGAAATGGGATCGATAGAGTAGACAACTCTGTGGGGTATGTCTCCGGAAATGTTGTGGCTTGTTGCGCAACGTGTAATCACGCAAAGAAAGCCCACTCGGCTGAGGAATTTTTGGCGTGGGCTCGTAGAGTGGTAAACCACAATGTCTGAGCCGATCTGGACTATTGATTATTTACTTAACGAGGGTAAAGCCGAAGCTGCAAAAGCCGGCGACCAATTGTCTATTAAGCATTTCTGGAAAGTGGCAGATCGTGATCTTGCGGGCCCCGCTCCGAAAACGTTTGACGAATTAGTTATACGCGCGAAGAATTACATCACGTTTGATATGGTGATGGCTGCATATGGTGAAGCAGGTTCTAATGAGAACATTGATTCTTCGATTCGGCGATTGGAAATTTTAGGCCTTAAGCACAAAGGAAAAGATTCGAGCGGCAAAGATTTGTGGGTAGATCAGAAAAAGTGTCCAAGCTCAACGTCAACGACGGATTTCTTGAGATTCATGTGCCGGACGAATTTGTTGTTTCTGGGCCGTGAGATTTTCAACAAAGACTTCACATTCCTAACGCACGCGCCTGTCTGTAATTTTTTCGTGCAGAAGGATCCGTCGAAGAAGATCGAAGAGCAGGATGAGACGAAAGAACGTCTTTTGCTGTATCCTCGCGGAAGTTTCAAGTCTACGATTAACGTGGTTGATTGCGTGCAGTGGTTTATCAATCTTCCAAACATTCGTATTTTGATTCTTACGGCCGAGTCTGGTTTGGCGGTCGCGTTCATTGGGGAACTTAAGAACTATTTTCTGGTTCCCGATAATGCGGATGGCACGATTTTTCAGAAATTATTTCCAGAGTGGAATCTCACTCGCAAGAATGAAGGCATCGAGGACGAATTCATTTGTCCTTGCCGAACAGTAGGCGACGAAAAGAAAAGGGATCCATCGGCTTGGGCATCATCGATTCTATCGAACTTGCCGGGTTGGCACTGCGATTTGATGAAGGGCGACGACGTCGTTAACGACAAGAACACCGATACTTCGATGCTCGTAGTCAAGGTGATTCGGAAGATCAATTATGCCGAGTCGCTGGTTGACCCAGGCGGATACAAAGACCTTCTGGGAACGCCGTATGCTCCTGGTGATTTGTATGCTCATACAGTCGAAAGCGTTTTGCATCCGGGCGATTTGAAGGTTTTGATTACTCCGGCTCGCTGGTTGCGGCCCGAGATGATTCACAAGGATGAGCGTGATTGCACGCCAGCCGATTATGAGTTGTTGTTTGAAAAAGACAAGACCGGTCGCGTGAAGTTGGATCACAAGTTTCTCGACAGGAAGAAGAAGAAAGACATAGCGGTCTATCTCTCGCAGTACATGTTGAGTACGGCGGGCACCCGTAAGATCAAGTTCACGGTGGATCTTATGCTCCAGCGGACGGTTGGGTTGAACGCCATTCCGCATCAACTTCAGTACTATATCATTTGGGATTTTGCGTACGCAGTAAACCAGAAGAACGATTATTCAGTCGGTGCCGTGGTTGGCCTTGACATAGAAAATCGTGTGTATGTAGTGGAAATTTTTAGAGACCATTATCTTGACAATGATCTGGCGAAAGAAATTGCTTCGTCATTTCAGAAATATCACCCGCGTCTGGTTCTGATCGAGAACTCGAACGGGGCCCAGTTTTTGGAGCGCTCAATTCGTCAGTACGCCTTAGAGGCAGGAACTGAGTACATCCCGTTGGACTTCTTCAAGGTTGATCGTTCTCCGAACGCTAAAGCGTCCCGTGTAGGTGCCCTACAACCGCTTCTTTACGGGGGACAGTTATTCTTTTTGAACACGATTTCGTGTCTTGAAGATCTCTACAAAGAGTTTAAAGATTTCGGGACTTCGCTTCATGACGACATTCCGGATACGATCAGTCACATTCATCGAATCATTCCGACCGGAACCACGGAGCCCGGTGGCCCTGGCGGCAGAGACCGTCAGAAGGAATTCGATCGCATTCTCCGCGAGAAAGATTTTTATGACCTGATATTTGGGCAGGGTGATTATGCTCCAGGAACGAATGAGTTACCTATTGTTCCAGAACCCGGCACCGGCGACACAGCCGGTGAAGAGCTCTACGACCCATACACCCCGATAGGATTCAAACGATAGAGGAAACACAATGGCACCAGTTCTACCTCTCCCCGGTACGTCGAGCTCGGGGCTGCTGAACTTCAAGGAAGTTTTCAGTCCTGAGGAAGTAAGTGATGATGTTGCGCTAAAACTGGTTACTCTGGACTCGAAATTTACCCGCGCGTGGATTGAAAGCCGTTATTTCAATATTCGGTGGATAGAAATCGACCTGTTGTACCAATCGCCCCCGACGCTTCGCGTTTGGGAAGGCAC